GATCGGGCGTCTCGCGACGCGCGTGTCCGCTTGCCCAAGGCGGTTATGGGCGCCCGCGCATGTCGCGCGGGAATCTCAGTTGGCGGCGCCGCCGGAAAGCCGCAGGATTTCGATCTGGCGCTCGCGCACGCTTTTGGCGGAGGGCGCGGCGAAGGAGGCGGCGTTCGCGCCGCTGGCTTCGGGGGAGTCGGTCGCGGTGTCCATCACCAGCGACTTGATGCATTTGTGGCCGGCTTTCACGTCGTCGAGACCGTCTTGCGCCGCGCCGTGATGCGCGCGCATGTCGTCGAGATGGCCGTCGACCGCATCGTAGTTCTTTTGGATTTCGGCGAGGCCGTCGGCGGCGAGGTCGGAGAGCGCTTCGTTTTCGCCCATCGCCTTGTGTAGCGCCTTGCACTTGCCGAACGCCGCCTTGATGGCCTTGTGGCTCTTCATCGCGTCGTCGACATGGCCGTCGGCGGCCTTGTGGCCGTCCTTGATCTGGTCGAGTCCCTCGCCGATCGCCGTCTTGCTCGCCGCCGAGAAGATCGCGCCGGATTTCGCCGCGGCGGCGCGCATCAGGCGCAGCGGGCCGCTCTTGGCCGCATAAGCCTTCTGGCCGTCGCCGCCGGCGCCGGGGAGCCTGGCGATACATTCGCGGGTTTCTTCCTCGGTCATGGCGATCAGCGCCTCGGCGCCCGAACGGGCGATCTCGGCAAGCATCTCCGGGAGCTTGCTGTCGTCGCCCTCGTATTCGCGCTCCCAATCCGCGCCGAGCGCCAGCGATACGAGGCTCTGGAGCACAGATGCGAGATAGGACGTGTCGTAGAGGTCTTTCTGGGCGAAGACGGCGTTGGCTTTGGTTCTGATGGCGAGCGCCGATTTGTCTTTCATCTTTTCCTCGTAATGATCGATGACGGCGCGGGCCTTTTCTTGAACGTCGTCGGGGAGGTCGCTTTGGGGCAAGCGCGACGCCGCGGCGCGAATACCGCTGGCGAGGGCAGTCAACCGGCCGTCGACTGCCTTGGCGAAGGGGAGCTTGTAGGAGCCCTTCAGCTTGGGATTGGCGGCGTCGTAGACGAGGAAGCCCTTGCGGGCGAGGGTCACATCGGGGTCGTCGCCGTCGAAGTCGCAATGGTCGAAGATCGAGGCTTCCGCCGCCGGGCCGTCCCATGCCGTATCCATGTCGATCGGCAGATTGCGCGACGCGCCGACTTTCCATTTTTCGGCGGCGTCCGCCTTGGCGAGCGAGCGTTGCGTCACGACGGCCTCCGGGTTGCAGGGGACGGAAACAAGCGAGAGTTCGAGCAGCTCCCACGAGCTGATCTTGTAGCCGCCGCCCTTGATCGGCTCGGCTTCGATCGGCTCGTAGCCGATGCTGACCGTGCTGATGACGCCGGCCTTGGCCAGCGCGCAATATTCGTCGGCTTTCTTGCTGGCGCCGAGCGGCGCGAAGGTGATCAGCGCCTCGAGCTGGTCGCCGGCGACGGCCGCCTTGGCCGTGCCGATCGGATGGTCGGGATCGTGCTGCGCCAGCACAATGGGATTGCGGGCGTAATTATCGAGGATGCAGCCCTGGGCGACCATCACGTCCTTGACCCGATCCGGGGTCGGGGTCGAGGCGATGACGCGGATTTGCCGGTCGCCGAGCGTGGCGTCGGGCAGCGTCGCGCCGGAGATATATTTGCGCTTCATGGTCATGGGTCGCCCTAGTTCAAAGGGATTCGTCGCGCGCAGATGATTCTGGCGGTATTAACCGGGGGGCCGCGCCTCATCTGTTTCGGCATGACGCGAAGGTAGGTCTCGCGCCTTAGCTTGCCCCAAAGACGACGCCGCGCGCGCTTGCCGTTGGGCGGCCGATAACCGCTCTTCAACGGTCGGCTGGCGACTTGGATTTGAAAGAACAGGCACGGAGGAACGATGACGTTCGTGGGGATAAAATCGAATCTTCGGGCCGTCTCAAACATTTCTGACAGCAAAATCCGAGCATCTATTTTCTCGCTGACCATAGCGCGTTTTCCGTTTCTTGCCGACGTTCGCGAGCCTGAAGGCTCGCGGTCCGGGGCCGCGCCGTCACGCCTGTGGTTGCGCCAGCGCGTCCGGCGGGCCGCCTTCGGTCGAGCCTTCCGGCCTGCCGCCGCCTTCCGCGCCTGTTCCCGTCATGTCGGAGCCGAGCGCGGAGAGGTTCACCGGGAACATCAGCTTTCCGACCTTGGGTTCCGGCGGCAGGTTTTCGGACAGGCGGAACTCCTCCGGCGATTTCATGCCGGACATGATTTCCATTCGGCCGATCGTCACGCGGGTCATGATGTCGGCGCGCAGCAGTCTGTCTTCGTCGAAATCGACCTCCAGCCCCTCAGCGTCGAGGTCGAAGCAGCGCATGAACTTTTGTTCCCAGCGCTCTAGGTCGGGGCAGATCGTGTTGTTGACGTAATCGGCGTCGGCCTGGACCTGGTTGAGCTTGGAGCCGGCGTCGGGAATGCCGGCCTTGTGCGGCGGCATGCGGAACCATCGGCAGATGTCGAGCGCCGACAGTTTCTTTTGTTCGATGAATTGCAGATCGACCGAATTGATCGACAACGGCTTGGCGGTCAGCCCGTCTTCCAGCACCAGCGTCGCGCCGGTGTTCTGGACGCCGGAGAAGGCGTTGTTGAACTGCTCCTTCAGCCGCGTCGCGACATCGGTCGCGAGCTTCTTGGCGACTTCCAGCACGAAGCTGGGGCGCGCGCCATTGCCCATCCAGCGCGCGGCCTGCTGGTCGATCGCGATGGCGAGGCCGACCGAGTCGCGGGCGAGGCCCAGCCGGTTCGCGCCGACCGTCGCGTTGAACGCTAGGCCGCGCAGCGCGAACATATCTTCCTCGGCGATCTGGACCGGGAAATCGCGCAGCACCGCGATCTGGAATAGGCCGACGCGATTGACGTTGTAGAAGATCTGGCCGTCGGCGGCTTCCAGCACCATAACCGCGTCGGGATTGACGGGGATCAGCTCGGTCGGAACGCCGCGCTTGTCGCGCAGGATGACCGCATAGGCGTTGCCGCGCAGCAGCAGGCCGGCGTGCATCTGTTCGACGAATTCGAACCAGGTTTGCAGCCGGTTCGGGCGGGCGAACAGCTTGGCGACCGGATGGGCCGTGATTTTCTCGCGGCTGCCGTCCGGCATCGGGCGGTAAAGACTCGGGCGGCAGCGCGCCACGTCTTCCGAGCGGATCGTGACGCAGGCGAATAGCGCCGCGACGCCCATCGCCGTCGCTTGATTGATCAGCGTGCCGGCGGTGGAGGGCATCGTGCCGAGATAGGGCAGGAAGCCTTGCGCCGGCGTTCCCGCCGAGGATTTCGTCTCGGCGGGGAGGGTTTCCTTCGACGTCTTGCGCGACCAGGGCCAGGCCATGCTTAAGCGCCCATTCGCAGGACGAGGATGTCCTTTTCGACGTAGACGGATTGCGCGCTCTTCGTCTGCGGGTTGCGGGCCATTAGGAAGGCCGCGTCGAACAGCGCCATTAGCGGGTCGATCTTGGCGGAGCCCGAAACCGCCTTGGTGATATACATGGCGTTGCCCCGCATTTCGGTTTTGGCGTTGCCGACCGCCCAGGTCATGATGCCCTGGCCGCCGTGCAGCAGGCGGCGGTCGGCGAGGCGGCGCTCGCAGGTCTTGCTGGCCTGCTGGAGCTGGTAGCCTTGCGGCACCGCGACGACCAGCGCGTCTTCGTCTTCCGGCGGCTGGTCGCCGCCGAAGATCGCCGCGTAGATCGAATCGACGAAACTGCCGACCCCGGCGGCGTCGGCGCCGACCTGGCTGAGCAGGCCGGTTTCGTGGATCTTCACGACGATTTGCGTCAGTTCGTCGATGTCGTCGCCCATCTGGTCGAAGATGGTCAGTTCGCCGGCTTTTTCGAAGTCGCGCAGCTTGGGTTCTTCCTGCTTGTTTTGCTCAAGCACGGAAGTATAGGCCCAGCTATGGGTCCAGCAGAGCCAGCGGCGGCGGAACACGTCGCCGTCTCCGCGCTCGCGGCCGATCACCGCGAGTGAGAGAAGATCGTTGAGGCCGCCGCCGTCCATGCCGATCGTGACGACCTCGCAGCGTTCGAGGAGATCGTCGAGGCTGGAAAGCTTTTTGTCGACAGCGCCTTGCCAGAGATCGGCGCCGGCCCAGCGGTCGGCGCGGAGCTGCTGGCCGACCTCGATGTTGAGATGCTGCGAGGCCCAGCCGATCAGTTCGCTTTCGCCGTCGCCCTTGGCCTTCTTGTAG